CGGACACCGCCAGGGCGCAAGCTTCGTGATGAATTCGGCGACGCTCGCCGAGGTGCGCAAGCTGAAGAGCGCCGATGGCGCCTTCCTGTGGCAGCCGGGCCTGGTCGAGGGCCAGCCCGACCGCCTGCTCGGCTATCCGGTGGTCGAGGCCGAGGACATGCCCGATATCGCGGCGGGGACCCATCCGATCGCCTTCGGCAATTTCCGCCACGGCTATCTGATCGCCGAACGCAGCGCCACGCAGGTGCTGCGCGATCCCTTCACCAACAAGCCCTTCGTCCACTTCTACGCCACCAAGCGCGTGGGCGGGCAGGTGCTCGACAGCAATGCGATCAAGCTGCTGAAGATCGAATTGTAAGAGCTGGCAGGCAGGCCCGGTGTCCCCTGCCGGGCCTGTTTATTTTTTTGTTTCGCCTCAAGCGCCGGCGGCCGCGTCCGCGGCCTTAGGCTTTCCTCGCTCATGCGGACTTCGTCCGCGTCGCTGCGGGCGGCCAGTCGGCCTTGCCGGGCCTCCACCGGCCCGGATCCAGCGCACGGTAGCAAACTGGCGAAAGTCTCCGAGCCGAAGGCGAGGCAAGGGCGACCGCCCGCCCGCAGCGGGTGCAGCTTGCTGCACGTCTAGCGAGGACGAACCCGCGGAGGCGGGTTCGAAACACAAGGACCACCCAATTCATGCCCCCAGACCTCTCCGGCCAGCCGCTTGGCGAACTCAAGCAATGGCTGGCGATCAGCACGGCCAGCGAGGATGCGCTGCTGCTGCGCCTGCTCGAAACCGCGTGGCAAATGTGCCTGCAATTCACCGGTATTGCCGCGACCCAATGGACCGAGCTCGACGAGGCGCTGCGCCACGGGATCGTCCGTTTCGCCGCCTATCAGTATCGCGAGCGCGACGCGGGCGCGGGCGAGCCACTGCCAGCCGCGATCACCGCGCTGTGGCGGCCCTGGCGCATGGTGCGGCTGTGAGCTTCGCCGCGCTGGCCGAGCGCCTCACCCGCCGCGCCGCGTCGCTCGCCACTTCCCGGGGCGAAAGCCGCCTCCGGGCCCGTCGCCGCGATGGCGGACAATGGCGCCGCGCGGCGCTGCTGTGGCCGCTGTTTTCCGGGGGAGACCGATAGATGGAAACCGCCCTCCGCAGCGCGCTCGTCGCCTGGCTGCGCGCCGATACCGTCCTCGCCGGCATGATCAACGCGATCGAGGAAGAGGGGCCCGTTGCCGCCAGCCCGCCGCATATCGCCCTCGTCGCAAGCGCCAGCGCCGACTGGTCGACCAAGTCGGGCACGGGCCGTGAAATCCGCCTTGCGCTCGAGCTGGTCGATCGCAGCGACGATCCAGCCGCAAGTGCCGCCATCGCCGCGCGCGTCGAGCAGCGCATCGCCACGCTCGCCCCGCAGCAGGACGGGTTTCGCGTGGTCGTCACCCAATTCCTGCGCAGCCGCGCCGAACGCCGCGCGCGCAGCATGCGCGCCATGCTGCTCGAATATCGCTTCCTGGTGATGGCGGATTGATTGTTTTTCGCACCGACATCCGTCGGTGCGTCCTCGGTGCCGTTTCGACGCGTGCCGCGTCGAGCACCTGCGGTCGGGCGGTCGCCCTTGCCGGGCCTCCCCCGGCCCGGATTTGCCGCGACACATCTGATCAACTCGGTTTTCCGAGCCGAAGGCGAGGCAAGGCCGACTGGCCGCCCGCAGCGACGCGACCTTCAGGTCGCATGAGCGAGGAAAGCCAAGTGAGCGGACGCGAACGCCGGCGATTGAGGCCAAACAAAAAAGGACACATAATATGACAGCCCAGAAAGGTGCCGCCTTCCTCCTCAAGATCGGCGATGGCGGCTCGCCGGTGACCTACGAGACCGTCGCCGGCCTCAGAACCACGCAGATGAGCGTCAACGGCGACACGGTGGTCGTCACTCACAAGGAAAGCGGCGGTTGGCGCGAACTGCTGTCGGGGGCGGGAACGCGCTCGGTCTCGGTCTCCGCCTCGGGCATCTTCCTCGGTTCGGATGCCGAAGCCTCCGTCCGCGCCCACGCGCTCGCCGGGACGCTCGACGATTATGAGTTGAGCTTCGAGGACGGCGCGAAGATGCGCGGCCGCTTCCTCGTCCAGCGCCTCGATTATGCGGGCGATTTCAACGGCGAACGGACCTATGCGCTCCAGCTCGAAAGCTCCGGTGCGGTGATGCCGTCGTGAACGGCGCTCAAGCAGCCCTAAGCGGTAGCGCCGACCAGAAGCCGAGTAACCCTGCACGAGGCGAGGCCACGCTCGTCATTGCGGGCAGGCCACACGTCCTGCGCCCCACATTCAACGCGCTGGTCTGCGCCGAGGAAGAGCTCGGGCCGCTGTTCGCGCTGGTCGAGCGCGCGGGCGAGGGCCAGTTGCGCCTGGCCGAGATCGCCACGCTGTTCTGGCACTGCCTTGCCGAGCGCGGCACGCTGGCCCGCGAAGATGTGGGCGAAGCCGTGCTCCGGCAGGGGCTCGCCGCCGCCGCCAAGCCGCTGCGCGTGGTGCTGGGCGAGATTCTCAAAGGCTCGGGATGAGCCGGACCTTTGCCGCAGGCGCGCTGCGGCTGGCCACGCTCGCCGCGATGCATCTTCGCTGGACGCCGCGCACCTTCTGGAGCGCGACGCCGGCCGAACTCGCAGCCTGTCTCGCCCCGCCGCTGCCCGCCGGGGCCCCGCCAAGCCGCGCCGAGATCGCGGCGCTGATCGAGAGAGACAGCCATGGATGACGATTTCGAAGAGCTGGTTGTGGCGGTACGCGCCGACACGCAGGCTTTCGCCGCCGACATGCGCGCCATGCGCAGCACCTTCGACACCACGCTGCTCGACGGCTTCGAAAGCGCGGGCCGCGTGCTCGAACGCGGACTGCTATCGGCCATCCGCAAGGGCGGTCTCGGCTTCGAGGACCTCAAGCGCATGGCGACCCGCGCGCTCGACCAGATTGCGGCGCAGGCGCTGCAGCTCGGGCTCGACCGGCTGTTCGGCGGATCGGGTGGCGGCGGTCTCGGCGGCCTGCTCGCAGGCACGATCGGGGCGCTGTTCGGCGTGCCGGGACGCGCAACCGGCGGCCTCGTCGCGCCCGAGCGGCCCTATCTGGTCGGCGAGCGCGGGCCCGAGCTGTTCGTGCCGGCGAGCGCGGGCCGGGTCGAGGCGAACCGGGTTGACGCGACGAGCCGGTCGGACGTGCGCGTCGCGATCAATTTGTCCGCCCCGCGCGGCATGTCCGCACCGGTCGCGCTGCAGCGTTCCTCGCGCCAGGTCGCGAGCGCGGTCCGCCGTGCCCTCTCGGTCTAGGAGACACCATCATGGCTTTCTGGCTCGCTCGCGAACGCAACGGGCAGCATTCCGACTATATCCAGCGCTTCGATCCGCGTTTCTGGACGGTCAATTTCCCGCGCCCGATGATGGCCAGCGTGGTCACCACCGCACCCGATACGCTGCGTGTCGAGTGCGAGTTCTTCCACGAGGGCGAGCTGGCTGGCCTGATCTGGGAGAGCGAGGACAGCCTCGACCACCCGCTGCTCGCCTATGAAACGCAGCGTGACTATGCGCATTGCGTGCTGCGCTTTCGCTGGCGCAGCGGCGGAGTGCTGGCACTCGACGTGCCGCATGGGCCGACGCTGACGATCGAGGGGCGCGATGCGGCAGGCAACGAACGCGCCTGGTATGTCCGGCTGTGGAACTATGCCAGCGGTTCGCCCACCGATGCGCAGATCGAACTCCCGTTCTCGGCGCTCGAGTCCGGCTACGGCCTGCCGGGAGAGGCGGTCCATCCCGCCGATATCGACCGGATGTTCATCAGCCTGGTGCCCGAAGGCTATGTCGAGGGCAGCGACGCGCAACTGCCCGCGCGCGTCGACGGTTGGGCCGAGATGTCGGGTGTCGAATGCGAAGGCGAGCATGCCTCGCTCGAAATCGGCGACGTGCTGGTGCCCGCGCATGGCGAACAGATCGCCACCGCCTATGACGATTGTTTCAACCAGACGCCCGCGCGCCTGATCCGCAGTATCGAGGGCCTCGGCTATCGCGGGCGCGTGGTCCATTATGTCGGGATGAGCCATTATTTCCGGCTCGAACCGCTCGGCGGCGGACATTACGTCAGCCTGGCGGGCGGCGCGATCAACGGGCCGTGCGAGGCCTGGCACCGCGCCTATGCCGTAGCAGCGCGCGACCATGGCTTCGAGCTCATCTGGTCGCTCTCCTATGAAGTGTTCGATGCGCATTGCTGGAACGACTGGAAACAGCGCGCGCTCGACGGCTCGCCCGCGCTGACCGGCTGGGTGCCGCCCTCGACGTTGCTGTCGCCCGCGCATTCGGGCGCGATGGCCTATCTGCAGCAGGTCGCGCAGGCCTTTGTGGCGATTGCGGTCGATGCCGGAATGCCGGTGCTGTTCCAGATCGGCGAGCCATGGTGGTGGACCGTGCCGGAGACCGGCGCGCCCTGCCTTTACGATGCCAGTGCGCAGGCCGCGCTGGGCGGCAATCCGGTGGCCATCGCTTCGCTGCGCGATCCGCTCGATGCCGCGCAGGTCGCGCTGCTCGATGCGGCGGGGCAATTGCTCGCCGATTCTACGCTTGCGCTGGCCGACGCGGTGCGCGCGGCGGTGGGCGGCGCGGCGGAAATCCTGCTGCTGACCTTCACTCCCACGGTGCTCGATCCGGCGACGCCCGAGGCCTGGCGCGCGAACATGCCGACCGGCTGGCGCTATCCCGCCTTCGACCGGCTGCAACTGGAAGATTACGACTGGCTGACCGCCGGCGCCGAAGCCGCACGGCGCAGCGCCTATGCCTTCGTCGACCAGCATCTGGCCTACCCCGCTAGCGCAACCGACTATCTGTCCGGCTTCGTCCTTGCGCCTGCCGATGCGGAGGATTTCTGGCCGCTGATCGACGACGCGCTCGACGAAGCGCGGCGGCGCGGCGTGACGCAGCGCTTCGTCTGGGCGCTGCCGCAGGTCGCGCGCGACGGATACACCCGCTTGCCCCCAGGAGACGAAGACGTGATCCCCTTCGACGATGTAGCCTATCCGCTCGCGCTCGGGCGGGATGCCGCGGCCAGCCCCGAATTCTCCACATCGGTCGCTGTGACTGCCTCGGGCTACGAACACCGCAATGCGCTGTGGTCCGATGCGCGCATGCGCTACGATGTCGGACCGGGCATCCGCTCGGAAGAGGAACTCGGCACGCTGATCGCCTTCTTCCGCGCGCGCTATGGCCCGGCGCGGGGGTTCCGCCTGCGCGATCCCTTCGACTTCAGCTCGAACGGGATGACCGGGACACCGCAAGCGACCGACCAGCTGCTGGGCACAGGCGACGGCACGACGAGCCGCTTCCGGCTGGTCAAGCGGTACGGTGAACAACAGCGCGTCATCACCCGGCCCGAGGTGGCCAGCATCGCGGTCGCGCTCGACGGCATGGCAGCGACCGGGTGGAGCCACGAACCCGGCGGCTGGATCGTCTTCTCTGCCGCGCCCGCCGATGGCGTCACGATCACCGCGGGCTTCCTGTTCGACGTCCCGGTGCGCTTCGCCGAGGACAGGCTCGAGGTTTCGGGCCTGTCCTTCGCGGCGGGCGAGGCGCCTTCGGTGCCGCTGATCGAGCTTCGCGAGGCGGCATGAGCAGGACTTTCTTCGCTGCCGAGCTCGACACCGCCGCGACCTGGTGGAGGATCTTCCGCAAGGACGGCGTGACGCTCGGCTTCACCACGCACGATCGCGACCTGTGGTTCGACGGGGTGCTCCATCGCGCCGCGCCGGGAATGCTGCCTTCGGCGGTGCGCAGGACGAGCGGATTCGAGGACGATCCGGGCGACGTCGAGGGCGCGCTGGACCACGATGCGGTGCGAGCCGAAGACCTCGCCCAAGGGCGCTACGACGACGCTCGCGTCGAGAGCGGCATCGTCGACTGGGAAACGCGCACCGGCGCCACGCTCTACAGCGGCACCATTGCCGGGCTGCGGCAGGAGGGCGGCAGCTTTCGCGCCGAGCTATCCTCGGCCAAGGCGCGGCTGGCGCAAGACCCGGTACCGCTGTCGAGCCCCGCATGCCGGGCGCAGTTCTGCGGGCCCGGATGCGGCCTTGCCACCGCCGCGCATAGCGCCATCGCCCGCGTGATCGCGGTAGATGGCGACGCGGGAACCGTGACGCTCGACCTCGCCGATGCGGCGCCCTATCGCCACGGCGCATTGCGCTGGCTCGATGGTCCCGCGACCGGCCTGACGGCGCGCATCCTCGACACCG